ACTAAAGGGGAGCAGTATGTTAGTACAAGATCTTAAAGTAATGGAAAAAATCGTTGCCAATAACCGTGAATTAAAATGGGAAGGCTGGGATGTTTTAGAACTTAAAAAGACAAACATTGCTAGAACAGATGTTAACGGTGTGAGAATTAATAATCAATGGTTTATAAAGACTGCTTTTGTTCCTAATCGTATGGGGTGGGAGATTCCAAGTAAGTACAAGGTGTAGACATGAACCAGCATTTATGGAAAGACGATGCTCCATGTCGTGATTTTGATACAAACTTATTTTTTGAAGAGTATGAAGATAATGTAAGTAATAGATTAAAGATTGATGGAGTGTGTACAGCATGTCCAATGACTAAGCAATGCTTTGCTGTTGGCATCTCAGGTAAGGAGTGGGGTGTCTGGGGTGGTGTATACTTAGAAAATGGAGAAATTTCAAGAGAGTTTAATAATCATAAATCAAAACATGATTGGGCAGACATGTGGCAGAAAATGACAACGGATTAAAAGATGTATACAAATGAAATGCGTAGAGCTTTTCATCAAGTAGCACCTCCAAAAGGATTTAAGGTAGACTTGATTGACAACGAACACTTCCTAACAATAAAGTTAGATGAAAGAAAGTTTGTTAATTTAGTTCATGATGAAAAGATTGCTGCATTACAATATGTAGTTCAATTAAAACACGCTCTAGAACTAGAGGGTGCAATTGTTTTAGTGACTAGGGAAGCTTTAAAATGAAAATTGCGATTGTTATACTAAGTATCTTGTCTGTTTCTTTTGCTGTTGCGTATACTGCAACACTAAGTGCTTTGATAAAAGCAAATAATATATTAACAAAAACTATCATTGATAAGTTTATCTTACAAGAATACATTGATACTGTTCAATCTGGTAAAGATATAAAAACCGATGAAGAAATTCATCAAGAAAGTTTTTTAAATTTTATTTCTGAATCAAGAGATTGGGCATTTGAGTATATAGAAAATGTTCAGGCTGCTTTAAATAAGTTTGTTGCTGAAACAGATCCTTCTATTGAGTATTTTGAAAAGTATGGAGATGTAGTTGCAGGCCCAAACAATGAAATATTAAAAAAGATTTCTGTTTCATATAAAGAATTAAAGAATATACTACCAAAGGATCAAGATGTTTAAACTAAAAGATCCAAGAAAATTAATGTATTCTGCATTTCAAGTTTGTGAAGAAGAAAGTTGTAAGGAAGAGTCTACTAAGATTTGGACTAATAAAGAGACTAGAATACTAGATCTTTGTGATAAACATTATGATGAATTAGAATCGGAGAACTTTTAAATGAAAGATGTTCTACTATCAACACTAACAGGTTTTGGATGCGGGATCGTGTTTGCTGCATTCAAATTGCCAGTACCAGCACCACCAGTTTTTGCGGGAGTCGCAGGAATTATTGGTCTTTGGATTGGCTTCACAATACTAACACGAGTTATATCCTAGGAGGAATAATGAATACAACACAACTAAAGGCAATCCTTGCCTCATACGGAAGATCAGTCCTGGCATCAGGCCTTGCCCTATATATGGCAGGAGTTACAGATCCAAAGGATCTATGGACTGCTCTAGTAGCAGCACTTGCGCCAGTGGCAATCAGAGCAATTAATCCAAACGACAAGGCTTTTGGTGTACTACCAGATGCTAAGGCCGTAGAAGAGGCTTTAAAGGCTGCTAAGGCACCTGTAAAGCGAGTTGCTAAGAAGGCAGCAGCTCCAAAGAAGTAGTCTCTACTTACAGATCAGCCAGTCTAGAGATAGGCTGGCTTTTTTGTTACCCGTTTATTACTTCTAAGTATTTATCTTTAAGGTTTTCAACAGAAAAATGACTAAACCCTAAATCAATAGCCTGTTGTTTACTATCTATCTTATTAGAGTTCTCAACATAATCATCAATAAGACTAGCAAACTTATCTGGGTTTGGAGAATAAAGATCAACCATTGTTTTAGTTTTAAACGATCCTATTTTTTCTGAGGGGATAAGCCATTGACTTGGAAGAATAAGGTTATTAGGAGATATATCTGTCATAAATACAGGTAGTCCACTAATCAATGCTTCATTCATTGGCAAGCATAATCCAGCATATCTTCTTGGCAAGATCATAGCATCATAACCAGAATAAAGGTCTTCCCTGTTTTTAACGTTATCAGTATCAATAGTTATTCTTGAATCTTTAACTTTAATATTTAGATCTGTTTGTGTTTTAATTACTAACTCAAAATCAGCTTTAGATTTTGTCATCATTTCTAGTACAGACTCTGTACCATTTCTATCTCTAGCAGCTTTCTTTCCACCAATATGAAGAATTCTATTGTGAGTTTTAGATAAGTTATTTGATCTAGGATTATCAAAGATTGATGTGGTTGTTGGTGGTGGTAAATAAATAACTTTAGTTTTGTCCCCAAACATTTTTTGAACTACTTCAATATTCCATAAACTTGGTGATAGTAAAACATCTGGAAGTGTTATGTTTGAATTGTTTAGATGATCAAATAGTTCATAGTTGTATTGTAATATTGTTTTAACATTATGCTTCTTAGCCAAGTCTACAAAGTTAAAGCTGTAGAATGTTTCACAGCTTAACACTACATCAATGTCTTGTATGAACCGAGTGTACTCTTTCATTGTTGGCATTCCTGCAGAGGTTGTTTTGTAGTTGTATCCTTCATACCATTCTGGATGTTGTTGGTTACCGTTAAAGTGTGTTGAATCAATTAGTAGTATCTTGTCTGGGTTAAGCATGTTAACAAGTTCTCTTGTTTGATTACCTAGTCCAGTGTTATCTGATCTTGCTATGATTCCTAGTCTCATGAGTCCATCTCTTTGTATAGTTGTTTTAATCCTTTTAATGTTCCAATGTCCATATATTTTCCACCAGGATTTACTGATCTAATGTCAAGATTCATGTCTATCCAGTCTTGTATTTGTTTACCTGGATGCTCTAGTAGTGGGTCGATATATCTAATAAGATTTTTACGAAACAGCATTGTTCCCCACATGTCTGTGTATTCACAATCAGATACTTTGTCTCTAGATGAAATAACTTTACCGTTAGATACTAAGACCTGTCCAACCCTACCCTTAAGTTCTGGATCACAACTCCAAGTTCCAAGAACTAAGTCACCAGCAGTATCCATCATTTCTTTATAGATATTAGTTTTACAGTCAAGAATATAAGTGTCTGGCATTCCAATTAAAACGGTATCATTATAGTTTCCAACCATAAACTTAACAGCATCAGACATAGTTGAAGGTTCACGAACAACTAACTTAATATCCATGTTCATGTTTTGAATAATAGGAACCCATTCAGCCCTTGTTGAAACTCTAACTTCGTCACATACCTCAAGCATTTGATTAACATGCCATTGAAGTATAGATTCTTTTTCTGAAACTGGAAGGCAAAACTTTGGGATACCACCTATTCTAGATGCTTTCCCAGATGCTGGTAAGATTCCTATTGTAGCCATCAGTCTAAACCATATTGTTTCTTTAAGGTTGGTATGTCATTTACAGGCCAGTAGTCTAAAGATTTTGTAGGATCATTAAAGGGATACTTATATTCTCCCCAACCTTCTCTTGTCCTATCCCCGCCCCATTTAGATTTAAAGTAACCGTGAACACCTTCAAACTTTACCTGTAGTCCATCTATGGTTGCGCCACCATCTACTTGACATGAAGCGTCAACTTCTGCTGTTGAAGCACTAATTCTCATTACATAACTTATTGGGGTATTAGAATGTACAAATTGACTACGCCAAGATACTACAAGATCTGATTCAGGATTAGTCATAGACTGTTCTTCAAGAAGTCTACACCTATGATCCCAATCACAGTCATCAAAATTATAGGGATAAAAGTTTTCATCAAAATACCCAATAGCTGAAACTAATTTTTTATTTATTCCACAAAGATGCCAACCGTGCTGTGTTCTAAACATTACACCCTTAAAATCATTGAGCATATCAACAATGTGTGAGAAAGGTTTATTAAATAACATTGAAGATGAAACAACAAATGTCCAATCATGATTCTTTTTTAGCGCTATGTTCCATGCTCTTGATAAGCCAATATTTTCTGATTGATATTCTACCTGAAAACCATACTTCTTTTCAAATACTTCGCACTCTCTATTACCGCTATTATCTATCAACAAAACATTTTTATCTTTTATAGACTCCATACATTTGTATACTCTTTCTGTTACCCTATAAACAGGTATACAAATTAAATAATCAATCTTAGTATCTGTTTGCATAGATGTACCCCCCTCTTTCAGGACTACCCAAGATATCAATTCCAAACTGTTTTGAAAGCTTTTCAACCATCTGACCAAACTTTCCATCAAAAGACTTATCAAATTCAAGTACTAATATTTTTATTTTTGCTAAAGTTTTTGCGGGAGTATTTAGAATAAGATCAAACTCTGCACCCTCTATATCAATCTTCATAACATCAACCTCTTTAATCTTATAGGTTGAGAATAAATTTTCCATAGTTATTGCTAATACTTCTGACTTATCCTTTTTTTCTAGATCTACAATACTGCTATTGCCACCACGATTACTAATTGAAACCATTTTCTTTTCATACCAGATAGCGTTATTAACTACAGTAATATTTTCAGTATCATTATTATTTATATTATGATTAAGTAAAAGTAAATTGTTTGGCTCTGGCTCTACAGCATATACTTTAATCTTGTTATCATCTTCTCTACTTTTATTAAAATTATCTACAAATAGGCTAACTGCTCCAATATTTGCACCAATATCAACAAAAATTCCACCATCAACAAACTGATAATCATGTATTCTATATACATTCTCTATCCATGTTTCGTTAACTACTTTAAAATCAAGGTTATGATCAAAGCTGGGATCTTCTGCGTTCTCTCTTATTTCAAAACTATATTCTTCATGATTTAGAATAGATGTCATAGATTTAACTCTTTTAATATTTGTTGCCATCTATTTTTATAAGTATAATTAGACTTAACTAATTCATGTCCTGCTCTTCTAATCTCTTCACGCTCTTCATCATGTTCTATGTAGTAATCAATTAATTCTTTTAGTTGTTCAAAGTTACCGTACTCGTAAAATACTAAATGTTTTTTGTCTTCAAACTCTCTTTCCATACCTTTAACGTATGGGTGAATCATAAAACCACCACGCCCCAAAGTTTCATAAACACGATCAGACCAGTAATCTGGGTAATCAAAGTTTATACAAAGAGTGTCACCAACAACAACTTTTGTAGACCAGTAAAGTTTATTGAGTGTTAGTCCACGAATTGATGGTAATCCACCACTTCCATACTGTTTAAAGTTGTTTTTGTAGTTATCCTCAAGCCAGTTAATAAGCTTAGGCCTATAGCTCCACTCTTGGTGATATTTTTTACTACCAACAAATATAACTTGGTTGTCTAAGTTTGACTGCTTATAGATACATTCTTTATCATAAACTCCAGCAGGTACGTAATGACCAACTACACTTGTTTTTTCATTAAACCATTCAGACATCTTGCTATCTACTGTGAAGAAATGCCCAATGTGTCTATATACTGGGTGAGTGTCTAGATCCTTTTGTCTTTGTAGTCCAAACCAAAGATCAAGATGATAGGTCATTGTTGGGACATTATATTCTTTAAGTGTTAACAACACCTTGTCCATTTCAAACTTTCCAGGAGTCTTCCACCCGTGTGTATGAATCCATATAAAAAGATCTGAGTCAACAGAAAGCTTTAATATGTCTTCGCTTTTAGCTTCTGTTTCTTGTAGTCTTATTACCTTATGACCCAAGGATTCGAGGGTATTGGCATGATGACTCTCACTAGTATAGTCAACACGAAAGTTACCAAGAAAAACTATTTTTGCCATTGCCACCCTATCGTTGTATTCTTTATATTATATCACGCCTAAATATGTTATACTATTATAAAAGGTATGGGGAATATGAATTTTATATATATATGTCGTATTGGTGAAAACGAAGAGCTAAGGTATTCTATTAGGTCAGTGCTAAACAGCTTCCCAGAAGCCAGTATCTGGGTTATAGGCGGTAAACCAGACTGGTACGTTGGAAACTACATATATGTTGATCAAAATAATAGTAAATATAACAATGCCATGTCTAATCTTAATGCCCTTTGTAATTCAGACTTAACCCCTGAAGAATTCTTTTTAATGAATGATGACTTCTTTATATTACAAAAGATAGATAAAATAGATACTCTTCATGGAGGTTTGTTGTCTGAAAAGATTATCAGATATCAAAAAATAGCAAGGTCTTCTTCCTACATTAGAAAATTATTTTCAACTAACGACAGGCTAAAGAAAAATAACATACCAGATCCTTTAGACTATGAACTCCATGTTCCGATGCACATGGAAAAACAAAAGCTAAAGAAAATTATAGATCAATACCCAGAACTTTTATGGAGATCTATGTACGGTAATACTTTTAGTGTTGGTGGAATTGAATACCAAGACGTAAAAGTATATGGCAGTCACGTTATTAGGTCTGAAAGACAAGGAATAGACTACACAAAAGATATATTCTTATCTACAGATGACATTTCTTTTAAAAAGATAGTGTTGCCAAAATTTCAAAGTACGTTTAGCATTAAGAGTGTTTTAGAAAAATAGACTAAGACTCTTTTTTTTCTTTCTTAAAGAATCTTTTAAACCATCGCTCTATTCTTTGTTCAAACCTTCCACCAGAGGTTTCGTTTTTATAGTAATCACTCTGAAAGTAAGGTGAAGCAAAGGTTTTAGCAAAATGGTTTCGTCCCATTTCTAAATTATACCACTATAACTTGAGCCTCTACTAGCTTATCGTAAATGTTATTAATAATAACACCAAGAGACATTTGGCTTTGTTCAATATTTTTGTCGGCTTCTTCTTCAGACATACCAGACATTAAACAGAATTCTCTGTTATCAGAGTTGATTGAATCCATCATTATTTTAATTGCATCGTCTTTATTCATAGTTATATTATATACCTTTCGTTGTTAAATAGTCAAGCCCATTGGCTTAACTTAGAGCGAGTGACCAGAATCGAACTGGCACTACCAACTTGGAAGGATGGTGCACTACCATTATGCAACACTCGCTTAGCTGGGGATGCTGGATTCGAACCAGCGACCTAGAAGTTAACAGCTTCCCGCTCTGCCTGCTGAGCTAATCCCCATTCGTACACCAGATAGGACTTGAACCTATGATAGCCGAATTATGAGTTCGGTGCCTTAACCAACTTGGCTACTGGTGCCTATGTCCCCCTGGCAGGAATTGAACCTGCGACACATGGCTTAGAAGTCCATTGTTCTATCCACTGAACTACAGAGGGGTATCGTGTTCTTTAGAATGTCTATACAATGTTTCATGTGCAAAAATACCTTTTCTAACCTCAAGTTCTTTTTTGCAAACGGGACAAATAACTATTCTAGTTATCTTGATCAACTCCATATGTCATCTGAACATAGCATGTAGCCCAACCAGCAACAAACATAGCAATTCCTATAAATATTTCCATTAGTATCCTCCTAAACATAAATTACGAGTATGGTACAAACGATTTTCTGTAATAGTTTTTTTAGTGGGAGCAAAAAGTTTTTTACTACATGCGCTACACATAAACGACCACTCACGAGCAAAGAAATCATACTTAGAACCTTTATAGTTTGCATACTTTTTAGTTACAAACTCTAAAAAATCATCAGGCATGTCGTATCTCATATA